CAAACGCCAGTTTTGAGATGGATATCCCGGGTTCGCAGGAGGCAGCAACGAGTTGCTGTTTAAACTCAGGAGAATAATTAGGGCAGCCTTTACGCCTGCCGGGAGTCATATTTTTCTGCATATCTGACACTTTGGTTCCCACTACTTATTTGGTGGACACCACTTTGTCGTATGCTTCAGATTATGACCAGACGGTTCACGCTGTACGCTTACTTCTGTCCCTACAACATCGGACCTGGTAAATGCTACCCCTCTACGTTCTACAAACGAATCAATGCCGGTGACTGCAGAGGCGCGTGTGAAGCGATCCGTTGGTGGATTAAAGACGGAGGCCGCGACTGCCGGCTGACAAAAGGCCAGAAAAACGGCTGTTACGGTCAGGTTGAGCGACGTGACCAGGAAAGCGCGTTGACGTGCTGGGGGTTAGACCAGTGATAAATTCGGTGAAGCCATGAAGATTAAGTTTGAGCATTCTGTTGCGCATTTTTCCAAAGACCTGAAACCCAGCCATGGGCCTCAGAAATGGCCTTGGTGGCGTTTGGTTTCCTTCAGTCTGGTACCAATCACTGTCTATAGCCCGTCATATGGTTTGCGTCTGTGGATTTATACCCGCTGGGGCGCTGGCTACGTTGGCATTTATATAGACAGGCGCGCAAAACGATGAGCCGCTTAACCGCCATTATCAGCGCAGTGGTTATCCTGCTGCTTTGCTGTGTTTTCTCATGGCGCTCCGGATGGAGCTCTCACGCTGTCCATATCAACGCTCAGGCAGCGAAGAAAAAAGAGAAAGCCGAAAAGGTTATCCAGCCAGTTGAGCAAAAGGCCGCTGCCGCTACAGAAGAGGGCAAGGTCATCTACCGAACCATAACCCGCGACGTGGTGAAATATGTCCAGTCTCCGAATCGTACTGTGTGCCGGTTTGACGATGATGCTGTGCAGCTGCGCCAGCGAGCTATCGCCGCTGCCAACGCCATCCCCGGATTTGATGAACCCACCGTGCAAGGCAAGTGACGCAGGGAAGGATACCGACGAAGACCTGCAATCAGATGTCGAAACCGCTCAATGTCTGCGCCAACTGCGGTTAGATAAATACCGTTGGCAGGCCTACTACCGTGCAGTGAGTCAGTAGCGGGGCTACATTGCCGTTCCTGCATGGCGAGGTCGGCGTGATAAAAAACCCCGAAGAGGATATCCAAAAGTAAACGGGGCGCTGAATGGACAGCTAATGACTAAACAATACATCATGTATCTAAATATGTTTAATCATTTCACAACCCGGACCATATTGCGGAAGTATGAACCTGTATTTTGGCGTCAGCCTGCTATCGGCGCTGGGCCAGTGCAACAGGGATAAGGCCGATATCAGGCAAGCAGAGAAACAACGAGCCTCGCAATAGCGGGGCTTTTTTATTGGAGGCCATATGCGCCTGACAGTTCTCGACGACGATCCGGGTGAACGCATCGAACCCAGTCGCGAGCGTATAACGGTATACCTTGATGGTGTTGAGGTGAAGCACGTCTTCTCGGCTGATAGCGATAAAGGCGAAGTGATTGCCGCCGTGCTTGATAGCCGGGGTTACCCCACTGCCGAAAACGGCGAGGTTAAGCGCGAGACTCTGTTCGGTCATGTGAGGATAGATCGATGCCCGCGCTGATACCTCGTGCTTGCCGCAAGCGTGGATGCCCTAGTACCACCACTGACCGCTCAGGCTATTGCGAGAAGCATCGCAATGAGGGATGGCAGCAGCATCAGCAGGGCAAGAGCAGGCACGAGCGTGGTTATGGTAGCCAGTGGGATATCAGACGTGCGCGCATCCTGAAGCGTGACAATCATCTTTGTCAAAACTGCCTGCGCCGCAAGCTTGCTGTCCCCGCCACAACCGTTGACCACATCAAGGCTAAGGCTCACGGGGGTACCGATGACGATTCGAACCTCGAAAGCCTGTGCTGGCCCTGCCATCGAACGAAAACCGGGCGTGAACGGCTCAAATGATATCTATTATCATCTTAGCAGGGGCAGAGGGGGGGCGGGGTCAAATCCCTGACGGCAAAGGCCAAAAGGACCGCCGCCTCAGTCAATTTTTTATACCCGCGAAAAATGAAATTTAACCAGGAGTAACGCTTATGGCTGGAACGGCGGGGCGTTCCGGGCGTAGACCAAAGCCAACGGCGCGCAAGGAGCTGGCCGGAAACCCCGGCAAGCGAGCCCTGAATAAAGAAGAACCAGTATTCACCCCCATCAATGGCGTAGCACCTCCGGACTGGTTTGCAGAAGAGGAACTCCCGTTAGCATCCATCATGTGGGAGCTGACGACCAAAGAATTATGCGGACAGGGCTTGCTCTGCGTGACCGATCTTGCAGTACTGGAGCGCTGGTGCGTTGCCTATGAGTTCTGGCGCAGGGCGGTAAAAAATATAGCTGTTGATGGTTTATCCATCACTGGCGCAATGGGCGGGAAAATTAAAAACCCTGAACTTACGGCTAAAAAAGAACAGGAATCGGAAATGAGTTCTACCGGTTCAATGTTGGGGCTGGACCCCAGCAGCCGACAGCGCCTGGTCGGTCTGGCCGGGAAGAAAAAGAACGAAAACCCATTCCTGAAGATGATCACGCCATGAGCCGAAAAGCCTATCCAAACGTTAACGCTGCAAATCAGTACGCAAGGCATGTTGTCGCCGGAAAGATTCCGGCATGCCAGTATGTCATTGATGCCTGCCAGCGACATATCGACGATTTCTCAAAATCGCAGGGAAAGAAATTTCGATACCGCTTTGATAAAGACCTTGCTGAGCGTGCCGCACGGTTTATTCAACTTCTCCCGCACACCAAAGGTGAATGGGCATTTAAAAGGATGCCTATTACCCTTGAACCCTGGCAATTATTTATTATTTGCTGCGCTTTTGGATGGGTTCATAAAGGCAGCAGGCTGCGCCGATTCAGAGAGGTCTATACAGAAATCCCCAGGAAAAACGGGAAGTCAGCGATAAGCGCCGGTGTGGCGCTTTTTTGTTTCACCTGTGATGGTGAATTTGGTGCGGAGGTGTATTCCGGTGCAACCACTGAAAAGCAGGCATGGGAAGTATTTCGACCTGCGCGGCTGATGTGCAAACGCACGCCACTACTCGTTGAAGCCTTTGGAATAGAGGTTAACGCCAAGAACCTTAGCCGTCCTGAAGATGGCGCCAGATTTGAACCGCTGATCGGTAATCCTGGTGACGGGCAGTCACCGCATTGCGCTATTGTTGATGAATATCACGAGCACGAAAGCGATGCGCTGTATACCACAATGATCACCGGCATGGGGGCCCGCAGACAGCCGATTATGTGGGCTATAACCACTGCTGGTTATAACATTGAGGGGCCTTGCTACGATAAGCGTCGTGAAGTTATCGAAATGCTGAACGGAACCGTGCCGAATGATGAGCTTTTTGGCGTCATTTACACCGTTGATGAGGGTGATGACTGGACTGATCCCGCTGTTCTTCACAAAGCCAATCCCAATATGGGGGTGTCGGTTTACTCGGATTTCCTCTTAAGCCAGCAAAGCAGGGCCAAAAATAATCCTCGCATGGCCGGGATATTCAAAACGAAACACCTGAATATCTGGGTCGCCGCACGTGCTGCTTATTTCAACCTGTTAAGCTGGCGAAAATGTGAGGATGAGACGCTCACCATTGAGCAGTTTGAAGGACAGCCCTGCATTCTGTCTTTTGACCTTGCGCGCAAGCTGGATATGAACTCTAAGGTTCGGCTATTTACCCGTGAAATAGATGGGAAACGGCATTATTACTGTATATCTCCGCGCTTCTATGTTCCGTATGACACCGTATACAGCAACGATGTTGACGATCACCGCACCGCTGAGCGTTACCGTAAATGGGTTGAAGCAGGATATATCACCGTGACTGATGGTGCGGAAATTGATTACCGAGTAATACTTGAAGATGCCAAGCGTGATAATCAGCAAACTCCGGTTGAACAAAGCCCAATTGACCCGCACGGTGCAACAAACCTTTCTCATCAGCTTGCTGATGAACAGCTCAACCCTATAACCATTATCCAGAACTACACCAACATGTCTGACCCAATGAAAGAGCTTGAGGCCGCTGTAGAGTCCGGTCGATTTCATCATGACGGTAATCCGATAATGACCTGGTGTATTTCAAACGTGGTGGGTAAGCACCTGCCTGGAAATGATGATGTTGTTCGGCCAATTAAAGAGCAAAACGAAAATAAAATAGATGGGGCTGTTGCTCTGATTATGGCGATTGGACGGGCAATGTTATTTGAAAAGGAAGAAACCCTTTCAAATCATCTCGAAAGCTATGGCGTGCGCTCACTTTAAGAGGCAATTATGATCCTGATGATACTCGCGCCACTTGTTGGTGTGCTGGGGGCTATTCTGCTCTCATTCGGTGCCTGGGTTATTTACCCCCCTGCTGGCTACATTACTGGCGGTATTCTGTGCCTGCTCTGGTCATGGCTTGTATCCCGCTCCCTTTCCGGTAACTGGAAAATTGAATCCGGGGAGGGTGGCTAATGTTTTTCCCCGGAATGTTTACGAAAAGCACCGCATCGGTCACGACGCCAGCGGAACTGGCGGAAGCTGTAGGGATGACTTACGACACCTACACTGGAAAGCGCGTTAGCAGCCAGAAAGCGATGCGACTTACAGCAGTCTTTGGTTGCATAAGAGTTCTGGCTGAGTCTATGGGGATGCTTCCCTGCAACCTGTACAAAATCACTGGTAACAGCAAGCAAAAAGCGACCTCTGAAAGGCTGCATAAATTACTGACCATGAAGCCAAATGACTATATGACCCCCCAGGAGTTCTGGGAGCTGGTCATTGTGTGTCTTTGCCTGCGCGGTAATTTTTATGCCTACAAGGTCAAAGCGCTGGGTGAAGTGGTCGAGCTTTTACCCATTGATCCGGGCTGCGTTGACCCTAAGCTTAACAGTCAGTGGCAACCGGTATATCAGGTCACGTTCCCTGATGGTTCTACGGATGTGCTGGGTCAGGATGATATCTGGCACGTCAGGACGTTGACCTTTGACGGGCTGGTGGGCCTGAACCCAATCGCATACGCAAGGGAGGCCATTTCTTTAGGTATGGCGACAGAAGAACACGGCGCCAGATTGTTCGCAAATGGTGCGGTCACTTCTGGCGTTCTCCGTACTGAGCAAACGCTGACTGATGCAGCCTATGAACGGCTGAGAAAAGATTTTGAGGATCGCCACCTTGGGCTCAGCAATGCGCATCGTCCGATGATTCTTGAAATGGGCCTTGACTGGAAGTCGATGGGACTCAACGCCGAAGACAGCCAGTTTCTTGAGACCAGAAAATTTCAGCTGGAGGAAGTCTGCCGCCTGTACAGGGTGCCGATGCATATGGTGCAGAACACTGACCGCGCCACCTTCAACAATATTGAAAACCTTGGCATTGGCTTCATCAACTATTCACTCGTTCCGTACATGACCCGTATTGAGCAGCGAATCAACGTGGGGCTGGTGAAGGAATCGAAGCAGGGCACCTATTATGCCAAGTTTAATGCCGGTGCTTTGCTGCGTGGGGATATGAAATCAAGATTTGAATCGTATTCAACCGGTATTAACTGGGGTATTTACTCACCAAATGACTGCCGTGAACTGGAAGATATGAACCCACGCTCTGGCGGTGACGTTTATCTGACGCCGATGAATATGACGACCAAGCCGTCTGACAGCAATAAGAGCAAAACAACCGAGGAACAACATGATGCCGATGACTAAACAGCGGCTGGATATTCCGCTGAAGCTAAAGTCTGTCAGCGACAGCGGGGAATTTGAAGGCTATGGCTCTGTGTTTGGCGTTAAGGACAGTTACGACGATGTAGTTGTTCCCGGCGCTTTCAGTAAATCGCTTCAGTCATGGCGGGAGAAAAACGCGCTGCCAGCTATGCTCTGGCAGCATCAGATGGATGAACCTATCGGTGTTTATACCGAAATGAAAGAGGATGACGTCGGATTATATGTCAAAGGCCGGTTACTCATTGATGATGATCCTCTTTCAAAGCGAGCGCATGCCCACATGAAGGCCGGTTCTTTAACCGGCCTTTCTATTGGTTACATGCTCAAAGACTGGGAATACGACCGCGAGAAAGGCGTGTTTCTCCTCAAGGAGATCGACCTTTGGGAGGTCAGCCCCGTAACGTTTCCGTCGAATGACGAGGCGCGGGTCAGCGATGTTAAAAGCGCGTTTGCCCGTGGCGAAACACCATCCCAGAAAAGTATTGAACGGGTCCTGCGCGATGTTGGGCTCTCCCGCACCCAGGCCAAAGCATTCATGGCCGGGGGCTATGGCAACCTCTCTCAGCGTGACGCTGATGGTGTGGATGCCGCACTGGATGCACTGAAAAACATCAAATTTTAATCAGGAGTTGAATTATGGCAGTCGAAATTAAAGACGTTGAGCAGGTCGCGCAGGATTTGCAGCAAAAATTCGATGATTTTAAAGCGAAAAATGATAAGCGCATTGACGCTATCGAAGCTGAAAAAGGCAAGCTGGCCGGAGAAGTTGAAACACTTAACGGCAAGCTGACCGAGCTGGATCAGCTTAAAACCGCGCTGGAGGATGAGCTTAAACAGGTTAAACGTCCAACTGGTGGCACTCAAAGCAAGGCCGCAACCGAGCACAAAACCGCTTTCATCGACTTTATGCGCAAGGGTAAGGATGACGGACTGCGTGATCTGGAGCGTAAAGCCCTGCAGGTTGGCGTAGATGAAGACGGCGGATATGCTGTCCCGGAAGAGCTGGACCGTACCATTCTTAATCTTCTGAAAGATGAAGTAGTGATGCGCCAGGAGGCCACAACTATCACTGTTGGCGGTGCCAACTATAAAAAGCTGGTTAACCTTGGCGGCACCGCTTCCGGCTGGGTCGGTGAAACCGATCCCCGTCCGGCTACTGATGCGTCTAAACTCGGTCAGATTGAACCGTTCATGGGTGAAATCTACGGAAACCCTCAGGCAACCCAAACGATGCTGGATGATGCCTTCTTCAATGTAGAGGACTGGATCAACAGCGAACTGGCGGTTGAGTTCTCCGAACAGGAAGAAATCGCTTTCACCAGCGGCAACGGTACGAAAAAACCGAAAGGCTTTCTGGCCTACGCCTCCACTCTGGAGGACGATAAAACCCGTGCATTTGGCACGCTGCAGCACATTCTTTCCGGTGCGGCGGCTGGTGTGACTGCCGATGCGATTATCAAACTGGTCTACACCCTGCGCAAGGTGCACCGCAACGGTGCTAAGTTCATGATGAACAACAACAGCCTGTTTGCCGTTCGCATTCTGAAGGACTCCGAGGGTAACTATCTCTGGCGTCCTGGCCTTGAGCTGGGCCAACCCTCCTCTCTGGCAGGTTATGGTGTTGCTGAGAATGAGCAAATGCCTGATATCGCAGCTGATGCGAAAGCCATTGCATTCGGTAACTTTAAACGTGGCTATACCATCGTTGATCGCATTGGTACCCGCATCCTCCGCGACCCGTACACCAACAAACCATTCGTTGGTTTCTACACCACCAAACGTACCGGCGGAATGCTGGCCGATTCTCAGGCCATCAAACTGCTGCAGATCGGTGCTGGCGCATAATCTGATGGGGCTTCGGCCCCATTCTTATGGAGGTCATTATGCTGCTGAAAAAAGACCTGAAATGGTCACCTGATGGCATTCAGATCATAAACATTCCCGCCGGTGAATATGAGGCTGGATCACTTCCTGAGCGCGCTCTTGAGGTTGCTGCTCAAATGGGGATTCTTGACGGCACTGAACAACCGGAAACTGAAACAACTGTTAAGCCTAAAGTCGGTAATAAGCGGGGTGAAGGCAAATGAAGCCCTCTGTAAATGAGCTTCGTTACCAGTGCCGTATCGACAGCGATGACGATACAGAGGATGCGATGTTAACTCTCTACCTCAATGCCTCTTTGAAGCACGCTGAAAAAATCACAAATTGCCGTCTTTATGATAACGCTGTTCCAGACGACGACCCTGACGGGTTGGTAATCGAGGACGATATCAAACTGGCCCTGATGCTGTTGGTATCGCACTGGTATGAAAATAGGGAGCCTGTTAGTAGCGACAGCGTTAACTCTATTCCGTTCGGTGTTGATGCAATTCTGAAACAGCATCGCAAAATTCCTGGGACTTGAGGTTACAAATGGCCTGTGAAGGGTGCCGACGTCGGCGTGAATGGTTAAAAAAGTGGTCGAAAATAGCCTATGAACGAGCAACTGGTAAACGCGCTGATAGCAGCGCTGAGAGAACAAACAGCAGCACAGCGAGAGCAGACGGAAGCGATAAACCGCCTGGCTGAGTCTAACGTCGCCCTGTCCGATGTGATTATCCAGTCGCTGGCTGCAGATGACGATATTGAAATCACTTCACTGGGTGATGGTCGACCCGTTTACCTGAGTCAAAGAACGAGGGGGTGATATGCAGGCCGGAAAATTGCGTCACAGGATAACCCTGCAGGAGCCGGTAAAAGAACAGAACCCGACAACGGGAGCCGTGATTAATACCTGGCGCGATGTCGCAACCCTTTGGGCCGAAGTCGCTGCTTTATCCGCACGTGAGTTTATCGCCGCCCAGGCCTCTCAGGGCGAAGTTACCACCCGGATAACGATTCGTTACCGTGAGGGTGTTACCCGCAAACATCGGATCCTGTTTCGTGACCGCATCTACAACATTGAGGGCGTTTTACCTGATCCCCGGAGCGGCAGGGAATACCTGACACTGCCATGTTCAGAAGGGGCTAACGATGGCTGATGGCGTAGAAGTAAACCTGACTGGCCTCGATTCCGTCCTGGGGAAACTGGATGCTGTCTCACAGGTCACTCGCGATAAATCCGGTCGTGCAGCGCTGCGTAAAGCGGCAAACGTCATCAGGGACAGAGCGCGCAATAATGCCGCGCGTGTAGATGATCCTCTCACCAAAGAGGCTATCTACAAAAACATTGTGGTCAGCTTCAGCAGCAAGGCGTTTCGCAGAACCGGCGATCCAACGTTTCGTGTCGGGGTGATGGGCGGCGCCAGGCAGTACGCCAATACAAAGGCCAACGTCCGAAAAGGCAGGGCGGGTAAAAGTTATAACACTGCCGGAGATAAAGGTAATCCCGGCGGGGATACTTGGTACTGGCGATTCCTGGAGTTCGGCACAGAACATGCTGCAGCGAGGCCAATAATTAGGCCTGCACTGAATGGGGTCGATGCCGATGTGATTAACGTTTTTGCTTTGGAGCTGGAAAAGTCCATTGATCGCGCTGTGCGACGGGCGGCTAAAAAAGGAACGCCGGTATGATTTCTCCAATATTTGCAGTTTGCGCAGCCAGCCAGGCAGTCAGGGATTTGTTAGGTTCTAATCCCGTGCGGCTTTATCCGTTCGGTATGCAGGACGATAATATCGTTTACCCCTATGCAGTCTGGCAAAACATAGGCGGCTCACCTGAAAATTATCTGAACCAGCGGCCAGATGCGGATCATTATTCTCTGCAGGTTGATGTCTATGGTGATACTGACACCGACGTGATCGCCGTTGCCCGTGCTTTGCGCGACGCAATAGAGGGCAAGGCCTATATCACCCGATGGGGTGCACAAAGCCGCGATCCTGAAACAATGCGATACCGCTATTCCTTCGATGTTGACTGGATAACGCCCAGATAACCAACAACCCCAAACTGACCCGCCTTGTGCGGGTTTTTCTTTTATGGAGACAAAACATGTCTGTATTAACGCAAGGCACGCAATTTTTTGTGCTCAAGTCTGGCGTGGTCAGCGAGGTTGAATGCATCACCAGTTTCAACCCCGGCGGCAACCCTGCCGGTCAGATTGAAGATACCTGTCTGAGTGAGCGGGATTCCAGAACCTACAAAAAGGGGCTTAAAACGCCTGCGGCCGCTACCGTCGGGCTGAACGCCGATCCGACGAACGAAAGCCACATTATGTTGCATGGCCTCGCTGAAGCGAATGACCAGACGCCGTTAACTTTTGCGGTTGGCTGGTCAGATGGAACCAGTGTCCCGACAGCCGCCGCTTCTGGCGCTGAGGATGCTGTTGATGGCCTGGTACTGCCATCGGATCGCACCTGGTTCATTTTCCAGGGTTACGTTTCCGATTTCCCGTTTGATTTCCAGGGTAACGCTGTTGTGACGACCTCCGCCACGATCCAGCGGTCTGGCTCTTCCGTATGGGTGCCCAAGGCCGCAGCGTAATTAATATGCCCGGTTATCCGGGCTTTTCTATTCAGGAGCTGAAATGCAACTTACTCTCGATACGTTAAAAGAAACCGGTGCTTTTACCGGGCGTCCCGTGGAAAAAGAAATTAAGTGGAAAGGCCGTGACGGGAAAGAGCATATCGCAACCGTCTATGTGCGCCCGATGGGCTACCACACCACTAAAGCTGAACTGCTGGCGTACAACGGGAAATCGGACCCGATTGCTGAGCGCATTGCGGCGCATATTTGCGATCAGGACGGCGCCCCAGTGTTTACCGCGGCTGACATTCTTGGAACTGCTACCCCAGATCGTGGTGCGCTGGACGGTCCGATCGTTATGGCCCTCCTGGCTGCAATTCATGATGTAAACGAACTGGGAAAGACTACGAGCTAACTGGCGAGGATGAATTCTGGTGCGAACTGGTGATGAACGGCATCGGTGGCCGCACCATCGCAGAGGCTCAGGAGCGGATGAGTCGCAGGGAATTTCTGGTTTGGCTCAAGTACCGTGAGAAGTACGGACCGCTCAATATCATGATGCGTACCGAGTGGGGGGCTTCGCTGGTGGCTTCTGTCCTGGCTAACATCAATAAGGCAAAGAACACGCCGCCGTTCAAGGTAAGCGACTTTGCACCGCACATCAACGAAGCGCCATTATCTCTGGAAGAGGCCATGAAAGCCTGGGACTAATTATTGTTTTTGCCTTTAAAAAAATCCTGCTACCCTTTTGGTAACTATTATCACGAGGGAATGATATGAAGAGTTCAGGGCAGCTGTTATCGCTGGCAGGTATAATCCTCGCGGTGTACTCATTGTTCTTTATGGATGTGAGTGTTGAGGTTGGCGATGGTACAAGAGTTAATAATATTGGGCTAATGGCTCAACAGCAAAACTATTTATTAGTTGCGGTTGTTCTTTTTCTTGCTGGTATCTTCATTTCTTTCTCAGGGAGAAAGAAGTCATTACAAGAGGTAGATTTCACTAAAATAGAATCTTTCTCATCAGATGACTTTGTTTCTTTGAAAGATGGGGAACCATGCCTTAATATCTTGGCTTTAGACAATCTTGCAATTATGTTTTTAAAAAAACATGGTTCAAGTAGTGTTAATGATATCCTTTTCATGAATATGCCTTTAATCGATAGGTTAGAACAAGGTCTCCCTGAATCACTAAGGAAAGATTTTAAATCTACCCTTAAAAGGAGGTTAAAGGACAATTGTTAAAATAACGCCCGCTAAAAGCGGGCTTTTTTTCACTTGGAGAATTTATGGCTGGCAAGTCACTGGGAACTCTGACTATCGACTTGGTTGCAAAAGTTGGTGGATTTGTTTCAGGGATGGATAAAGCTGAGCGTGCATCAGCCAAGTGGAGCAAGCAGGTACAAGATGATGTGGCAAAATCCAGTGCTGCACTAGCAGGTATAGGGGCGGCAGCTATTGCAGCTGGGCTGGCCGTTGGCGCATCCGGATTTCAATTACTGAAATCCACATCTAGGCAAATAGCAGAAACTGACCGCTGGGCTAAATCATTACAATTATCTACCCAGGAACTTCTTGCTTGGCAGTTTGCAGCTGAAAAGGCTGGTGTCTCCGGTGACCAAATGGCTGATATCTTCAAGGATATTGGTGATAAGATTGGTGACGCGGTATTAAATAAATCAGGTGAAGCAGTTGATGCGCTCAACGCTCTTGGATTATCTGCGGAAAAACTATCAAAAGTCAGTCCAGATAAACAATTGCTCGCTATCGGTGAATCTTTGGGGAAAATTAGTACTAATGCCGAGAAGACCACCATTCTTGAAAGTTTGGGTAACGACCTTTCAAAATTGCTTCCTTTGTTTGATAACAATAACCAAAAACTCAAACAGTTTATTGACCTTGCTAAAGATTATGGTGTTGCTCCTGATCCATCCTCTATTGATGATTTAGTAAAGGTTAATCAACTTTTTGAAGATATGGAGGCTCAGGTTGCAGGGCTCAAAACTGAGATTGCAGCCGGATTGGCAAAAGTTGATCTAACTCCTTTGCAGGGCTCACTTGATAAGCTTCATGACGTACTGACTGACCCCTTGGTTCTTCAAGGTATTTCTGATCTTGTATCGGAAGTCGCTCAACTTGCTGGATGGCTTGTAAAAGCAGCTGCAGGAGCGGGCCAACTAGCAGCCAGCACAGGAAACCGTTTTGCGGCGCTTAGTGGTAAGATCGACCTAACAAATATAGACCAAGTTAATGAACGTATTGAATATCTGAAAAAAATCCTTGAAGGGAAAAAAGGTTTCTACTCTCAAAGTGAGTCAATGTTTGGTTGGATTACAGGGGTAGATGACAGCGCTAAAGCACTAAATGATGAACTGCTATCTCTTATAGAAACAAGAGATAAATTCTCTAAAGCTAGTAAATCGGTGCTACCCCTTCAGGTAGCCACTGTGGGGACGGACAATCCATTTTCTTTACCTCCTGGTGGTACGAACGGAAAACCTGTTAAAACACCAACAAGTAAAACAGAAAATGCTTTTAACAGTAGATTGCTTGATCTACAAAAACAAGCTGCTCTTATTGAAACTACTGGTAAAAAAACAGCTGAGGTTACTGAGCTCGAAAAAATAAATTTTGATATTACCAGTGGCAATCTTAAAAAATTGTCAGAAGCTCAAAAAGAACAGCTTCGCACTGCTGCAAAAGCCCTGGACTCTAAAAAGGAAGAGCTTAGGCTTAATCAGGAAAATGCCCGGGTTGCGGAATATGTTTCTGGCTTAGAAAGGCAGAATAAGTTAGTGCAGCAAGGATTTGATAATGAAATTGTTGGCCGTTATTCTGGAGGTCGTGAGCGTTCACGCATGCAGGATAATAATGATATACAGCAGGAATTTGCTTATCAACAGGATGAGCTTTTAAATCAGCTACAATCTGGAGATATAGACCAAAGTCTTTACGATAAAAAGAAAGAAGCATTACAGAATTCCCTTGATGAGAGACTTAAAATACAGGAGGAATATTACAAGAAGCAGGATGAGTTACAAAATGATGGTGCTGCAGGTTTTATATCAGGGCTAGCAACGCAAATAGAAGCATCAATGGATTTATACACCAACATGCAGCAGGTTGGTGCAAACGCATTTAGCAGCTTAACGGATATGATTATTGACTGGGCAGAAACCGGAAAGTTAAATGTTAAAGATTTTGCTTCGACATTTCTACAATCTGTTGGTAGTACACTTCTTTCTTACGCTGCTGCCCAAGTTGCAATGGCGGGCCTGCAGGCCTTTACAGCAATGATCGGCGTGCCGTTTGTTGGACCCGAAATAGCAGGACCGGCAGCAATAGCCGCAACTGCGGCTGCTGGAGTACTGGCGATAGGTGTTGGTACAGCCCTTCAGGGCCAGGCTCATGACGGAATCGACTCTGTGCCCGAAACAGGTACCTGGTTGCTTCAAAAAGGAGAGCGGGTGACCACTGCAGCGACCAGCGCAAAACTGGATGCCACGCTGGATAGAGTCGCTACACAGTCAACCGGTGGTGGAACTATATATTCTCCCACGATCACTATCCCCATCAATGGTAACCCTTCCGATGCAACGTTGGCGCTGGTCCGTAAAGCTGCAGATGAGGGGGCAGAAAGGGGATACCGGAAGGCGGTTAACTCAGTCGCAAGCGGTCAGGGTGATTTACATAAGGCTCTGATGGGGAAAACTACCTCGGGGAGGAAAATTAGCTGATGGCTATCACCACAACGCTTTATTACCCCTCCGCATACCTGCCTGGACCGCTTAAAGAGGGTTTTGGTTTAACTCCTGTATCTCCTCTGAAACGTACTCAGATGGTAACTGGCCGGGCACGGCAGCGGCGTGCCTACACCTCGACACCAACCGCAACAGATCTGGCCTGGATTTTTTCTGATGCCCAGGCGCAGGCTTTTGAGGCGTGGTTTCGGGATGATTTATCAGATGGAGCGGCGTGGTTCAACATACCGTTATTAACGCCTGTAGGGCTGAAAAATTACGTGTGTCGTTTCACGGATATTTATAAAGGCCCCACGCCAGAAGGCGGATTTTACTGGAGATATACCGCGCCAGTAGAACTCTGGGAGCGCCCATTGCCACCGTCTGGATGGGGGCATTACCCGGAATGGATCGTCGGAAGTTCGTTGCTGGATATTGCGCTGAATAAGGAGTGGCCGAAGCATGACGCAGATTAAACGCCTCTACGCCAGCAGCGGGCCGGAGGTGATCATTGAAACGCTGCAGATCACCATTGGTTCTGACGTCCATTATCTGTGCCAGGGTTACGAGAACATCACGGCAACGACGGAGAACGGCGATACCGTAACGTTTACCGCCTGTGCGATAGACATTGCGCTGCCGGCGCGCAATGCGGACGGCACGCAGGACCTCAAATTTGCCCTGTGCAATATCGATGGTGTTGTGTCCACGGCGATCCGCAATGCGCTGGCTAACCGTCTGTCTGCATTGCTGACGTACCGGCGTTATATCTCCACGGATTTAGCGGCCCCTGCGGAAGTGCCGTATACACTGAAAATCAAGTCGGGCTCCTGGACGGCGACAGAGGTGCAGATCACTGCGGGCTACATGAATATCCTCGATACCGCCTGGCCGCGATACCGCTACACGCTCCCTGTATTCCCCGGACTGCGTTATATCAGCTAAGGAATCCCAATGTTTAACCCTGATAAATACCGTTCAGTCACCTGGCTGAAGGGCGGGCGCGTATACCCGCAACTCGACTGTTTCGGCATTGTGAACGAGATACGCCGCGACCTGAATTTACCCGTCTGGCCCGATTTTGCAGGGGTCACCAAAGACGACGGCGGCCTCGACCGGGAAGCGCGCAGGATGATGCTTACCCTTGAGCGCTGCGAACCCTGCGAAGGGGCCGGGGTGGCCTGTTATTCCGGGTCGACTGTCACCCACGTAGGGATCGTGGTCAGTATCGGTGGTCTGTTGCATGTGGCGGAATGCAATCCGGGAACGAACGTCACCTTTCTGCCGTTGCCGCGGTTTAAGCGGCGATTTGTCAAAGTGGAGTTCTGGCAATGACCATTCGTTTTTACCCGTCCCGGCTTCCCGGTGAACCACTCGAAACGCATGAGCATGGTGTAACCAGTATTCGCAGCTGGCTGGTAGCAAATGTTGAAGGCTACGAGGATCGGGATGTCCCACCGCTGACCGTTGAGGTTGAGGGGCTGTTAATTCCGCCAGGCGAGTGGGCTAAGTGTGTGATTCGCCCTGATAGTGATGTCAGGCTTTATCCGGTTCCCTTCGGGCTGGAGGCCGCCACAATCGCGTGGATCGGTGTCGGTATCTCCGTTGCCGCTGCAGCCTATTCGCTTTTTATGATGAGCAACATCGATACGGGCGGCTATACCTCATCCACAGGGCGGAGTCTCGACCTGAACCCCGCTAAAGCAAACAGCGCGAAACTGGGTGATGCGATTCGTGAAGTTTTTGGGCGCGTGCGTATTTATCCGGATTATGTCGTGCAGCCGGTTACCCGGTTTGATGCCGCCGATCCTACGAAAATGCGCGTCCAGATGCTGCTGTGTCTCGGTGTCGGTGATCTGATTTATACCAATGGCGATATCAGGGTTGGCAGTACGCCAGCTTCAACGCTACCGGGATTTAGCAGCACCCATTACCCGCCAGGCGCGGACGTTTCCGGTGATGAGCGCAGCGAAAACTGGGTCAACTCCACCGAAGTGGGCGGGACGTCATCCGGCACCGGGCTGGATATGGCCCAGACGTCGCCGGACGCAGACGACATTATCGCAGACAGCATGACCGTCTCCGGATCGAGCGTGACGTTTACGGGGCTGGATACGGATGATGATGACGATAATGACGAGAACGATAACGCACTGCCGCCC